TTATGGGCAATATCTGGACAACTCAGCCACAGGATTAAAGCGCACAGCATCCTGCAGATAATCCGGTGCAAAATGGGCATAAGTCATCGTCTGCTGAATAGTGCTATGCCCAAGTATTCTCTGCAAAGTGATGATATTCCCACCATTAATCATGAAGTGAGTGGCAAAGGTATGCCGTAAAACATGTATCGACTGCCCTTCAGGAAGATCGGGCCTCACCTTTCTGATAGCAGCTCTGACAGCGGCATAACTTGGATAAATTAAACGACCAGTGGCCTTTGTTTTAATCATGCACTCCAGTTCTGACGATATAGGTATAACGCGACGCTTCCCATTTTTGGTTTCCATAAAAATGACTTTGCCGCTAATAACATGCTCCCCCTTGATATTTGCAACCTCACTCCATCTTCCACCTGTTGCCAGACACAACAAGACAGCTTTTAATTCATCACCAGATAACAACTCCAGTAATCGTGGAATATCTTCATGATACAAATAAGCCATTTCAGGCTGTTTGATATTAAGTTTTTTCACATCATGAAACGGATTAGCCCCAGAATATTCCTCTGCGTCAATTAGTTTTGTGAAGAAACCACTCATCATTGCGCAATAACGATTAACCGTGGATTGTTTTATTCCGCGGTTAAGCAACAATAACCGATAATTAATTATGTTCTTACGAGTAAGTTGGTCGCTGCGTGTAACATTAATACTTTCAAGATCACTAATGACCGCAGCAATACGCACTCGCTCCATCGCACCGTAAGGATGATTTTTCCCGTGGTATAGCCACCAACAATCCAGCAACTCCCTCAGCGAGCGCCGTTCTGTTGGCTTATCAACCCAGTCTTTGTCGTGGTAATGCTGCAATACATGACGCTCATACAAAACAGCCTCACCACGAGTATCAAATCGCCGCCTGAATCTTTTTCCTTCTGATCCAGCTGGCCGCACGTCCACACAGAATTTGCCATTAGCGAGCTTCTTAATCGACATAAGGAAGCCCTCCAATGAAAACATCATCTTGATCACAGCTCTGGGAAATAAATGCCTGGTGAACCGTTAACCAGTTTTCTTGCCGGAGCGGGATGATTCCGCTTCGCCTTGCCCAATGTGTGCGAGAGCCGGTACAACCTGCCCGGCCTTGGGTTCAACTTCATCAAACAAAAACCAGTCGCGGTACTTACGGAACATGGGGGCTTTCAGAAGCTTTTTTGTTGACTCAAGGTTGGGTTCATTTCGTCCTTGCTCATATTGCCTTAATGCAGCAAGAGTAAGCCCAGTAATCTCTGCCATTTTTTCTTGTGTAAGCATTTCTGACTTCCGCATGATGCGAATTTTCATAGCTACGGTAGTTGACATAGTAAGTTAACTCACTTAGTTTATACATCAATTAACACACAACGGATTGCGCTAACTAGTTCTAAATGGTGCTAGTTAGAAGAAAGCACCAATAGCGGAGGATATCAGATGCAAGAAAGCACTCAAAACGCGCCTGAGTCACTTTGCGGAACACGATGCGATCACCTGTCAGAAATGCCAGAAGGTGAGCATCAAAAAACAGGACGCAAAGCACGTGAACGTGAAGAAATTCGACTTTCAGAAAATCCCTCGCATCTCCTGTCAAAAGAAGGATTTGCGATGTATATCGGAAAGACCGTTGATGCCATCGTAAGCATGGCAAAAGCAGGAAAGCTACCTGCGGTGTATATGGCGGACCCTCTCAAGCCAGGCGGAAACGCTGAACTCTACATCAACAGAAAAGCGTGGGATGAAGCATGCGATCGCCTCATCGAAAACGCACCTCAGGAATGGCACGACTGGGAAAACCGTCTGTTTTTGTTTAAGCCAACAAGTGGCAGACGAAACAGAAACATCAGCGGTAAAGCAGCATAACTCAAACCATAATTCATTTTAGGCGGAGTATTTTGATATGAAGGAACGGCGCAATTCTTCACAGCAGCGCTTCCGCAACGGTGCGGAACGCCATGCTAACCGTTTCGCTACCAGTGCATCACGTAGCAACTCTCGCTACAGCCTGAGCGAAACACACGCAACGCCGGATGGCCACCCAGTAAAACAAATCGGCGAGCATACCTGGCTGATTGAGAAAGCTGGAATCATGGTCCACAAATGCCCACGCAATCCGTTTACCGGAAACCGCATTTTTGCACTGAGCAACGGCGACAATCAGTTCGGGCAGGATTTCACATTATACGAAGCACTTCGCACGGTTGATCGTCTGCTTCGCGGGCAAAGTTTTATTAAACAGGCTGATTTATAACAGGTGCTTTATGACCAAAGAGCATGCACAAGGTGTATTTATCCGTTTTATTGATTTTCGCGGTGAACTGTTATTACGCGCATCAGCCATTGACGGAGTTGTTCCATCCGAAAAAAACGCAGCTACTTACGTTTATCTGAACGGTACGCGCCTGACTGTGGAGGTTCCGTACCAGACCGTACGAGAAATCATTAGCGAAGCTGAAAAGGCACGTCAGGTTAATGGCGATGAACCCTATATCGAAATTATTTGTATGGATTCAGAAGCTGAAATTCAGAAAGCAGATTAAAGGGCGTCGCGATGGGCAAAGAATATAAAACTCTCATTAACAAAGCACTTGAGCGTTTTTATTTTCGCTTAAGTGCATCAGGCGCTCATGCTGAACGTGCAGCCCGTGACTCATTGACCAGGGCAATCCGGAGTCTGTATGACGTGGCTTTTTACGCTGATGATCTGGATGCACTTAACGAACTTTCCGAGCTGATCTGTGCCGCAGAATGCGGGGAACATATTGAACCGTATAAGCTGGGGAATATTGCATGAGTATATTTATCTCATGGCTTGTTCTGATTATTTCGGTGGCCTGCGCCATTGGGATTATGCGAATTATTCATTCAGTAAAAAAGATTGATCGCTTTTTCACTGGTGAATAACGATACAAATAAAACATCAGGTTAAATAAGAAAACGTGAAAACAATCCGCATGCGCGGAGGTATTCACACACGTAAATAACGGAGATATAAAATGAACGCAAAAAAAGAAGGTATTATCAAAGCACTGAAAGAAATTTCAAAGATGGAAAGCGAAGTGGCGAAAAAAGCCGTAGCAAATAATCATATAGACGTCGCTACCCACACAATGATAGTTGCCAAAGTCACGGCAGAAGCCGCCAAAATCATCGAAGAACAGGGTGCGGAACTTACGCTTTTCAAAACTCAACCAGTCACCGGACTGGATTTGTCTAACACCGGACGCCTTATTTACACAATTGGCTCGGAGCTACAGCGATACACCATTATCGCCGGATTACAGGATAAATACCTGATCACTCCTCACCCCATAAGGGAATCAGAGATTCTGACAAGTCTCCGCCTGATAGAGCGCTCTCAAGTCGCATTCATTGATGACGCACAGCGCACCGTATTTAACGCATAGGGTTACTGGACAAAGGGGCGCAATGGCAATTAAGCGTTTTTCCGTCATTCGTTTCACATCCAGAGGGCGTGAATACGAAGTTGACGAACGGCTGATTAAAACGCTCGACCGTCACCGTTCGCAACCTGACGCGCATCACATTTATCTCACTGACGACACTTACTTCTGCGCCACCAACGTGGTGCAGGTGAACCTTATCCGACAGGTACAGGAGTCACGCAGATGACCATTCTGGACTACATCGCCGCCAATCCGGGTTGTAGCGGTGGAGAAATCGCCGCAGCACTGAATACCCCAACCACAGCCATTAATGCGGAGTTACGCCGACTCTGGCGCAGCGGTTCAGTCATAAGAAAAGAGCCCAAAACAGGTGGTCGCTTTTCTTACCAGGTAAACCCGATGCAGTTCGGGTGTGGCAACCCGCTTACTCACTTGTTTAACCAGCTACTGAAGGAAGCCAGAGCATGAGCACCATCAACCACCAGGAACTACGCGAACTGGCATTTGCCCTGCAACGAATGGCAACGCATAAAAAATTACTGGCGTTTCGCGCAATGCTCTCGCCGTCTGCCGTGCTGGCGCTGCTGGATGAGCTGGAGCACGCCAGAACCACGGCTCCTGCCATTCGCCTGACGCTCCGTCATGAAATCACTGACTTCTGCGCAACGCTGGGTTCACCCGGAGAACCCGAAACACCGGAAGCAATGCAGCGCGAACTGCTTCAACGCATCGACAAGGTTTTTGATTTTTTTCTTGATGCAACAGAAAAGCACGACTGAAAGCCGCGCTTTAAGAAATGAAAAGTTAAGCGTTTGCGCTTAACCGGGATTACCAACGGTCAATAACGCAATGATTTTTTGAGGGAGGGAGAGTTGGTCGCGATGTTTAAGCCCCATAGATGCACTCGCCTTGTTTCGCGCGACTGCATCCATGCCTTCAATCACTGGGGAGTCCTGCTTCTCTGTTTCCAGAAGCCTGTTAAGCACATCTTCCGTGCTGAGATTGCCGCTTTCGGAAATCAGCACACTGTAACGATGGGCTTGTGCTTTCGCCGCCTCCGCTCGCTGACCAAATTTCCAGGCGATATTGCAGCCGCTAAGTACAGCCACTATACCGCCCAGCAGCCAACTGAAATTACTGTCAGCAAACACCGTGGCTCCCAACGTAAGAATAGCAGCGTTGATAACCGTATCCATGCGGCGATTAAACACCTCCACAATATGTTCAAGCCAGTAACTATTCCAGAGGCGATACATCACCTTGTGTCGCCACACAGCATTATTTTCAGATGGCTGATTACCCATTGCTATCTAGTCCTCCTCATCATCCCAACCCTGCCCCTTTTCCGGAGCGGGTGCGGGTTGTCGTGGTACATGAAATTTATCGCTATCAGACATTTATTTTCCTTACGTGTGTTGAACAAAGCACCCGCCTTGTTTTTGACGGAACAGCGGGTGCTTCAAGCGTAACACACCCTTCTTTTCCGGTTGAAGGCAAAAAAAACCGGATTAAACGGAGTAAAGCTGTATATGCACACACAAAAAAACCGCTTGCCATGCCGCAATCAGTCAGGTTACATTTCCGCTGCACCTCATAAAACGGGTGCCGGGATTTCCACCCCGCTGACTATACACGCGCACAACCGCGCCAGCGGTTTTTTTGTGCGTACCGTATCGCCACGTCTTTTTCGCGTCAGAATTATGGTGGGGCGTATGGGGCCGACTTCGGTCGGGCCGGGTTCGTGTATAGCCGGTTGTGGAAACCCTGTACGTCTCACCACCCCGAGTTTTCCACCTCTGGATGGTGAGTTTTCAAAACTTACTATACACGAGGCCACACCATGGCAAACCGCAAACAACAGCGCGCATACGCTGCGCGTCGTCACATCCAGACTGAAATCGATCGCAGACTCACCCGCGCTGCACACATCGCCTTTATCATGCAATCCAACACATTGCACAGACTCAACAGCACTATTTCAGCCGACTACTGCGCCGCTGTATTCAGCTATCTGGCGGAAGACCTCCTGTCTCTTCAGGATCTCATCCAGCAGCAAAACAAACTCCATTAATTCCTGTTCCGGGCCTTTCCTGCACCTTGCGGCGGGAGGCCTTCGCACATCTGTAACAAGAGGATTGCCGCAATGATTCTCGCCAACGACTTTCTTGAATACCTGCTCAACACAGAACGTGATCTTGCCGCTCGCGTGCGTGATCGTTATGACATGTACCTGAAATCCCTGCCTGTACCGCAGCTCGCTGACGGAAAGATTGTTATTGAAGGTCGCTACATGATTGACAGCCACGAGGGAAATTACAGGCTTTACCGCATTGAAGGTGGCACCCCGTCCGTTATTGGCATTTACCAGCGCCCATCCTCTGCAATCGTCGATGTGATTGCCGACAGCATCCGCATCACACATCGCCATGCCGACACAGAAGACACCGTGCTGGAAATTCAGCGGCTGGCTACAGTCTGCCGCGACACCCTGAATGGCATGACGAAGTAAATCACTATGACGGCAGAGTACATCAGGGACTGGCAACAACCGCGCCACGCAGTGGGGCGTGAAGGAACGGGGATCCCCGCTCCTGAATCCGCGCTTTCCTCCTGGCTGGATGCCTACCGGGCAGAGAACGAACGCCGCCAGGAAATGGCTGATGCGGCGTTCTCCGCCACGCCGCTGGGCAACCTGATTAATAAAAGCCTGGACGCACAGGAAAAACAGGACAAAACCATCACACTGGCAGGAAACGCCAGAAAACAGGCACGCGGCGCGGTGGATGAAGCCATGGCCTCGCTGCGCCTGCTGCCGTCCTATCTGCGCAATCCGCTTATTCGCCACCTCTCCTTCCTGCGCAAAAAACAGGAAGCAGATCGCCAGAAAGGCAAAAAGAGCTGGCAGGCGGAACGCTATGCACGCGGAACCCTGCGCAAAATATTCGAACGTCTTGACCGCACCGACAGCCGCTGGCTGACACCGGGTTATCGCGCCCTTGCCGGACGCGAACGCCTGGACGATTTGCTTTACCTGCCGCAGCTCAACAAACACCAGATACAGACGCTGGCCACCATGACGGCGGCGATGTTCAGCAGCACCTTTGAGACTCTCTGTGATGGTTTCGGTGCCAGAGATGGCGAGCTGACCATGGATGTAACGCTGAAGGCGTATCAGATGCTGGCCCGCATGGCGTTACACCTGCACGCCATGCCTCCGCATTATAACGCACTGACAACAGACAAAGACCGCAAGAACGAACCGGACACGGAACTGCTGCCGGGCGCAATCCTTCGCCTGACCTGTGCGGAATGGTGGAAACGCAAACTGTGGCTGTTACGTTGCGAGTGGAGAGAAGAACAA